GTTACCGATGATCGTCGAGCATTATTGCGAGAAAAGCCCGCATTTGCTCCCCTTCCATGAACCAGATCCCGACGGCGTTAGCTATCGGGTTAATAATAAGGTTCAGGTAAGGATAGACGACGGAAAGCTAGTCTTCGTCCCTAAAGACGCCAAGACACACCGTCCCATATTGGTCGAACCCGTTTTAAACGGGATGTTCCAACTTGGGATTGGTTCCTATCTTAAGGATAGGTTGGCGTCCTACGGCATTGATCTCCGTGATCAGTCTAGAAACCGGTCACTTGCGTGTGAAGCATCCATTCATGGCCGTTTGGCTACGGTGGACCTCTCCTCTGCTAGTGATACGATCTCATGGGGATTAGTCGCTGATCTTCTGCCCCCCGAATGGCTGGACTTTTTGGCCCAGTTCAGGACGGGAACAGCAAGCTACCAGGGTAACATTATCCGTTTGGAGAAGTTCTCCTCTATGGGTAATGGTTATACGTTCGAGCTCGAAAGCTGTATATTCTACAGCCTCGTGTTTGGGTGTGTTTCTCTCCTTGGCGGTGAAATCAGCAACATCGGAATCTTCGGGGATGATATCATCCTCCCCGTTGAGGCCATGGGCCTTCTTTTTGAGGTCTTTGATTATGCCGGCTTTTGGGTTAATCCCCAGAAGTCATTTTGGCATGGACCTTTCAGAGAGTCCTGTGGCTCCGATTGGCTGAATGGGAATGACGTTCGACCTTTCTTTGTCAGAGATTGCATCAATGACAAAACCCTCTATAATTTCCACAATTGGCTGATCAGACATGGCGAGCGTGAGCTTGCCAAAATCTGTGAAGCTTATACGTGGGCCCCTATCCGTATATACGGACCTGATGGGTATGGCGATGGCCATCTCATAGGGTCGCATGATCTTTACCGTAAAAGGAAGGACATACGATCTGGGTTCGAGGGAGGTTATTTTGATACGTACAGCCTAAGGTCCAAGCGGAAACATATCCGCCGTCCTTCAGACTGGTTAGTTCCAGCTTATAGTGTTTATACTAGAAGCGGGGCTGAAACTGACACCGACCCCTATTCCGTTAGGGGTTCTGTCGGTTACGTACGGACGTC